GGCGTAAATTTTGCGAAAACCGCCCCTCTTCGGACGCATAGTCAAGGAGGACATCCTAGCCGTGAAAACAAGTTAGAGTGTCCTAATCGTCCCAATCGTCGATTATCGCACTCAAGTCGTCGTCTGCTTTTGGTGCGGGAGCAGACTTTTTGACAACTTTCTTTGGTTCTTCCACCACAGGTTCTGACTCTTCTGCCTCAACAGACACTTCATCAGCAACCTCTGCAAATGGATTACCTTCCTCTGCAACATAACCATCGGTAGCACTGAACGGTGAAGTCGATGCCATCGGCTGGTATTTCAACACTTGTACTGCGTTAATCCTTAGACTTACACCAGCACCTGTGCTCGTAGAATATGGAACGAAAGAAACAGCCACGTTAACCACACTGCCAGTGGTGAGTTTGAAATCACTTGGTAGTTTTGTGTTAGCTGAATCAAACTGGAGTGGCGGTCTTGTAGGCTCTTTACCATAAGCTCCTTTCAGCTTGGTCTTACCTTCAAAGTTACCGTCATCTCTTTTCTTAAACGGTAGTGGAAACTTATCAGGCCACCCCGACTCTTTTCTCTCGTCGTAGTAAGCCTTCATGGATTTGTACAATTCCTTCGCTGCCTTTTCGGTTATTGCAAAACTAAGCTCGTAAGCAGAACCGTCATCCAGTGCATCGCAAGGAACGCTCTTGTTTGCTTTTGTGTCGAACCGATAGGTCTTATCGATTCGAGGGTAGAGTGCCTGTGCCTCTTTTATTATATAGCTATTATCAGCCATCAATGGTCTCCTTAATCATAAATAAAACCATCTGTAGCAAGGAACGGTGATCTGTCAGATGTGTTAGTAGTAAACTGTATTGCTGCTAACGTATCTTCGTGCTCTACCATTTCTCTAGCTATAGATAGCTCCCTTTCTTCTAACGCTCTAACCGCTGCAAAGCACAACTTTGGCATTGCACTAGCGGTGTCAAAAAATATTTTAGTGACAACCGCAACAGACGGCGTACCGTGGTTCGCTAGGAACCGACTGTAGGCTTCTAGTGACATCTTATTGCCACTGTTAGCCTTCCCAAATATTGAAGCGGATGGGACTTGTAGGCGATAGACAACATCTAACGTGTTTTCTTCTACCACAGCTAAGTGCTGCAAAAACCTACAAGCCCTACCGCTGCCTTCCTTACCTGACCCACGTATGTTCTGAGTGCAGTCCAAACACCTAGAACATTGTTTCTGTAAGTCTGGAACATCAGGTGAAGGTGTCTGCGTGTTAACAGACCAGCACGTTGGTAGCGAACTAGCATTTGGCACATAGTCTTTTGCATAGAACGCTCTTGAAACATTCGCTGCATTAACAATGACCACATGTAGCTCGGTCTTACCATCAGGCTGATCCAGTAACCCACTGAAACTCCCACCACGTATGCTGATTCGGTGAACACTCATAGGTCATCGTCAAAACTCGCTACGTTGTCACCTACATCATCAGAGACACGCTGCATCAATGCTCTCGACACCTCTGATAAGGCAAACCTATGGGTCTTACCTATTTTTACATACATATTCTCTGGAATGATCCCATCCTTAACCCACTTTCGGGCAGTGGACAGACTCACTCTAAAGTGCTTTGCCACATCTTCGATTGGCACAAGGGGTTCCATACTCATTTTTTTGGTTTCCTTATGGAAAGCGTGTACTCCGAATCGGCGTTTAAACCTTTCGGTAGTAGCTCTGGGTTCTCATCAAGAAACTCACGCACATGCTTTTGGTTCAGACGTTTATCTAAAAGCTCTGGGACACGATGCTCTATGATAAACTCGTGCATACTTCCCCAATCATTTGTCCAAAAGCGTTGCTTAACAGAACGAAAGAACGTGCCATAGGCAGTCTTCACGCTGTCTACATCGTTTTCTTTTAAATAATCTAGAAGTGCAGCTTTGATTTTATCTTGCTGCGAAACTAATGCTTCATCAGCTTCTTTGAACTCAGCGGATAATTCCTCACGCTTCGTTTTTATTTTGAGGTAAACCTCAGTTAGTTTTGATACTTTCGCATCAGCCATGATAATAGTCTCCATTGCTGAGAAGTGCAGTTTGACATTATCTTATGGTTCACGCAAGTATTTCTTTGTAAAGATCTATAATTTTTGTGTGTGTATCTAGTTTGTTATCAAGTAGTGCGTATACGCGCTTTTCTACATGACTTCCCTGTAACTGAACAACAGTACACTTTTGATCTTGCCCAGTTCTGTGTATACGTGCGTTAGCTTGCTCGTATGTTTCTACTGAACTGGTTGGCCCCCACCAAACGATAGTATCCGCAGCGGTCAGAGTGACACCATGTGCAGCAGCCTTTGGCTGAATCACAAGCACTCTTGGATTATCTTCTTCTTGAAACCTTTTGAAGATATCCGTTCTCTGCATCGGGGGTACATCACCCCTGATTATTTCCGTTGCTATCTTATCTGCTTCTAATTTTTCTTTCAGCACGTCAATAACGTGACGAAAGGGTACAAAGACTAAAACTTTCTTATCGGTCTCGTCAATGACTTCACGCAAAACTTTGTATCGGTACTTGATATCAAACTCTAACGAGTCACCATCGTCGGTGTATATAGCACCCGCCGAAATCTGTAGTAGCTTATTCATGTTAACAGCAGCGTTGGCAGCAGTGATCTGCTCCCCTGCAGCTTGCATAATCATCTTGTCTTTAAGTTCTTTGTAGTATTTCTTTTGTTGCCGAGTTAGCTCCGTCTCTCGTTTGGTGTAGATCATCGGCGGTAAATCAAGACACTGATCTTTAGTGAACCGTATAGCTGGCTGTAACGCATTAAATACTGTTTCTGTAGCTCCTTCTTTTGGAACCCACTTGAAGTTAGTGACCTTATACATCACCTGATCGCGAAAAGTGCCGAAGAATCGTGGCACAGATTTAGGGTTAGATAGTTTGGCTAAACCATAAGCATCGAGCGGTGATTGTGCAGCAGGGGTACCTGTTAGCATCCATAGCCATGTGCTGTTTGTTACAAGTTTATTAAGAGTCTTCCACCGTTTTGTCTGAACATTCTTATAGTGTGTAGCTTCATCTACAATAATAAGATCAAACCCACCGTTAGCTATGTCGTCAGCAACTATCTCAACACCGTCATAATTTATTACTACAAACTCTGCACCACTCTCGATTATCTTTCGGCGTTGCGTAGAGCTACCATATGCCACATCCACAGTGCGGTGCATGGCAAACTTAAATAAATCATCACGCCATGCGCTATCCATAATAGACAAGGGACATATGACTAACACTCTGTTGATTAAACCTTTGTTCATCAAATAGTCAGCAGCCCAGATAGCAGATGCAGTCTTACCAGTGCCTTGCTCGTTGAAACAAAAAGCACGTCTGTTCAAAGTAAGGAATGATGCTGTAGTCTTTTGGTGTTGGAACGGAGTGAGTTTACCCGTCCACTTGTAGTCACTTTCTATCGGTGATGGGGCTTTGATGTTGAGGTTTTTAAGTACGTGAGCTTCTTCGATCCCCCACTTAACTAATACTTTGTTATCTGATAACAACTTACTTCTTGGTATTACACTAATCACTTTTTCAGGCTCCCTTAACTTTAATAACAACGCCTTGTTCTGTACTACTTTCATAACCAGTTAAACCTCATGCCTCTCTTCTTCAGTTCACGTTTACATCTGGCAACATCGAGATCATTTAGTTCCTCTACTGTCTTGTCGTATCGTTGAGACACAACAAACAACTCAAACATGTAATTCACGAAATCTATTTCGTTTTCAAAGTCTGCTAATTTTTTTAGCTCCATACGATATCCTAAAAGTCCCGCCTTTAGGTCACACGGACGGGAACGTGCCATAGCGAGAGCCAAGATAAATCACTACAAAAATTTTTAGCAGAATCAAAACAAGGAAAAAAACTTCTACTAAAATTTAATTCGTTTTCTATCTAAGCCCCTGACCTAGATGCCTCGCCTATCGGCTGCGTGGACGAGGCCACACGCTGGAAGGGCAGTAATGATGAAACGCCCTGAGCCTAACTTTCCCTATCTTCGACCACACGGATAGGGACGTGCTAACAAGCTAGGAGTAAGCTTGGTCTATTTTGTGCGCCGTGTTGGTTTTTTATAGTTACGGCTGCGATTCTTACTACGGCTCTCTACTTTAACTCCATCTTTATTAGAGCCACCCCTACTTAACGGCTTCTTATGACTGACATCTTTGCCTTCGCGTTTGTCAGCCACACCATTCTTATTAGCATCCTTGCTAGTCCTATCCATCTTTCTTCTAGCACGTTGCCTTTCCAAACGATTCTCAAAAGCTTTCGTACCCTTTTTATCAGGCTTCTGTTTTTTACGATCTGCTTTATTTTTATACGGCATTAGTTACTCCCATTATGTGCACACTCCACCACTGGACAGTGCCTTCTACACAATCCACTTGGATTCGGATTCCAAACTCCGTTTTCAAAGGCTGTTTGCATATCACTAAACTCACTTAGCCACTTCACCCACAGCCCGGAGTCGTCGCTGCTGGCATACTTACCCTTAACAAGTGCACCACAAACAACGAAGACAAGTCCCGCCCGCACACTTTCTATCTCTGGAAAGTGTTTGAACGTAGCCAAGGCCATCAACTCTAACTGCCTACTATCTGCGTAACGTGCAGACTTGCCTGTTTTATAGTCAATAACCCATGCTAACTTGTTCTCTCTATCTAAGATTAACAAGTCGGCAATTCCTCGGAACCAAACATTTCGATCATTGAAACCACACGGCTCAAAGTCTTCGGTCAGTCCCATTCTGTACTCGCATAGTTTCTCACCCTGCTTTGCATTTAGAGAATCAAGCGTTCCTTGAGCATAGCTGAAACGAGGATCTAAGTCTCCACCATCTCTTATGTATTTTTCTGCTGCCTCGTGAAAAGCTGTGCCGTATAGTGTGGCTTCAGTTTCTTTGAAGGGATATTGTTTCAAAACCTTCTCATGGTAAAACTGTTTAGGGCATTGCTGGAACGCCTTAATTTTACTAAACGACCACGGTGCAGCACTCATATCATTCGCAATCTCCGTAAGACGGACCTACACCACTCTCACAGTTTAGAGGTAAGTCTTTAGCCCATGCGGGCCGTGCTCTCATACATTCTTCTATATAACGTGTTGCCTCCTCGACATCTACCCTCGGTACACACACGACAACCGAATCGTGCACCGTTAACACAGGAAGCCATTGAGGATTACTCTTACGAATATTCAACATCTGCTCACCAATTATGCACCTAGCAATAGCCTGACATACATTCTCGATACACTTACCACCATAGATCCGTGTTCGGCCTCGTCTGGTTTTATAAGAATACTCTATACCTTTCTCGCCCTGCTCACCACGTAGATCTTCGTAGCGCATATGCAAACCTGACGGTAGTGCCACTGCTGACATATCACCCACTGAGTGAATCAGTTTGGGTTCTCCGATACGCATAGACTGACCGTTAGCCAGTTGGTGTATCATGTTTTGAGCTTCACGCCACAGGTGAGATATTTTCCAGTTACTGTCGCGGTAGATACCTATGACACGCCTAGCTTCTTCAATGGGCATCTCAAAACCAAAGTTCTTCAGTTGCGCTTGAAACTTCACTGCACCCATGCCGTAGCCAGCACCCAGTATAGTGGTCTTCCCCACGAACCGTTGATCCTTTGTTACTTCATCTTCTGATACGTCATATATACGCGAAGCCATCTTGACGTAGACATCTTCTTCGTTGGCAAACGCTTCCACGAGATCTGTCTGTCCAGACAACCAAGCCAGCACTCGTGCCTCGATCTGCGAAGAATCACAGTCCACCAACACATGATCTTCTGGTGCTAGGATTGCTCGTTTCAATGTCTTACCGTTGGGTCCACGGCTTGGTAGGTTTTGTAGGTTGATCTTGTCATCACCACCCCACCGCCCAGTGTGGGCAGCGTAGTATTTGACAGGCACAGGCAACAAGCCACGCTTGGCTATATCTATGAATCGTTGCGTTCTAGTCTCTTCGAGAGTGCTTTTGTTACCAAGTCGGGCAGCCACCAAACTCTGAATCATAACGTCAGAGTGATCCTGTAACTTCTTAAACGCTTCATCGGTCTTAGCGAATGCGTATGTGGTCTTACCAGTTGTAGGGCTAATCTTTGTTGGCGGTTCTACACCTTGTTGCCTGAGAAGATCTGCAAACTTGTCGTTAGACATCAGCTCTTTCTTGTCAGTAACGCAAGCATCTTCTAACAACTTATCCTTTGCATCCCTAGTGTTTTCAAGATGCTGCTCCAGTAAACACAAATCTAGAGTTAACACAGGATGTATAAACATCCGCAGGGTAGCATCGATTATCTTGAGTTCTGTCTTCGGAAAGCTCGATGACATGGTAGTAAACAGTTTGTAAGTTAGCTCCACGTCATTGATGCAATAGTCTCCATACCTATCCAATTCGGCATCGCTAAAATCTAGTCGGCGTTTACCCAAGCCATTCACGATCTCAGTTCCTTTCTCTCCGATACCGTATTGCACTGCTAACGCTTTTAGGCTTCCACTATTCTCAACTCCGTGTAAAGCTCTAGCCATACATAACGTGTCAAGCCATACCTTAGGTTTGATGTCGAACAACCAAGACAGTATTGCCCCGTCAAACATCGTGTTGTGAGCAAGCACCATCGAGTTAGCCCAATCAAACTCAGTAAAATAATTTGCTATCTCGTCATGTGTACCAGAGGCCCATTCAGTGTTGCCGTTGTTAACCTTTACACCAACCCCTACTACTTCAAACCTTGGATCACGCACGTACTCTTCAGTTGTCAGTTTAGACAGAGAGAAATCCCTGTCGTAGTACGTTTCAAAATCTAATGTTATTAGATCCACCCTTACTCCTTTTCCTGCCTCTCAGTTATTTTGAGAATGTTCTTCTCTGTAACTTGCGACATCCGCAGCGGTAGTCCTTCATTATCTATCGCTTTAAATCGTGCCAC